CTAAGACAGTGACTGTTGCTTTGCAAACCATGCAGTGGATTGCCCGTTGTCGGGAACTACTACGTGAGAGGATGAATCAAATGAGAAATCAATTTCAAGAGAACCATCCTTCGATGTCAGCCGTTTTATCGTGGACTGTGCGAGCAATCGCGCAAGCCACGCGTTTTACAGTCAGCCGTGGAACATGGAATATGGGACTAGGTCTTATTGGGGTGTTGGAAGCAGCGCATGAGAATACGCAGTTAGCAACTTCTAATTGGAACGACATTACATTCCGCTCAAAGGCGGCGGCCGTGATTAGGACAGTGTTAATTTTAACAGCTGGAGGTACGGCCAACATGCTCCACCCCTTACTCACTATACCAGTAGTGTATTATGCTCATCGTATGAGGATGAAGGAAGTAGCTTTCCTTTCAAATCAAAGAAGACCTAGTGCATTATTGCCTAGCGAATGGGTTGACGCTAAGACAGTAGCAGTGCGATATGAAGAAAGATTACTACACATCAAACTGCCGCCTGCATTCACTTTACTGAATCCGATGGCAGAATTACCAATGCCGGAGGAGAAGGTCGAGAGATTGACAGAAGCAGCTATTGCTACTTCTCCAGTCATCCTACAAGGGAAATGGCCAGTCGGGATATGTATCATACATACCGAGCAGACGAGAGGAATCGGATTTGCTTGCCCGACACCGAACAGCGGGGGCGTAGCGCTGTTATGGACGGCAGCACATGTATTGTACAACAATGAAGAGTTGAGGCGCAATATAAGGGTTGAGAAAGATGGGATCTCTCTCAACCTTGACGTCACGGGAGCAGATATTATGTACTATTCACATGTAGGACAGATGGATTTCGTGGGCGTCAAAGTGAGGGCGTCAGTATGGTCAACTCTTAAAGTGTCTAGTTTGAAATTTGCGGAGAAGATTCGTTGTGACACTAAATATAGTGTTATGGTTTATGGACCCGTTCCAATGCGTGGAATGGCCATGACTACAGGGGAAGCCACTTTCAACAAAACAAGACCGTTGGAGTGGTTCCATCGAGCTACCACGTATGAGGCGTGGTCTGGATCGCCGATGATAGTAGGAAATGCTGTCGTTGGTATCCATCTAGGAGAAGTGAGAGGTTACGAAAAGAATTACGGGGTGTGTGTAACACCCTTAATCTTTAGAAAACGACGCGAGGCCGACGGTGGGGGTTCAGATCTCACTCGTATTGAGTACTTGGTGGAAGATCTTGAGAACGAGTACGAAACAGATGATGAAAAGACAAGTGAAGCAGAAGAGATTGCCCTCGTATACTATGAAAGAAATGATAAAATGGATTCAAAGGCTCGTGCCGTGCATGCTACCAAAAGCAGTACAGCTGGCCCAAGACGCTTTGCCGTGACTGATGGGGAAAAGCCATCGGACGTGGCAAGGAGGTTAAGGGCCTCTGTGGCTGCTGCGGATGTGTCAAGGGCAGGACGACAAAGAATCGATAATTACATATCGAGCTTAGAGCAACGAGGAACAAGCGCGTCTGACATTGCTGAGTCTGTTCAACAACAAGTGGACAGAGAGGAGAAGATTAGAGGCAATATACGAGATGTGTTATCGCATATGCCTGCATGGTTCAGGACTGAGGAGGAAGCCGCAGTTTGGGCCATGTATACTGACAAAGTGTTAGCCCCGGAGACAATGACATGGGACAAAATGCAAATTTTGTTGGACCAAGGGTTGGAGAATGATCGGATCGTCGATTATCTGGGGCACATGAAGAGTGTGAATCACGCGAATCTAACGAAAGTTAGAAGACGAGAGAATGCCGACCAACCGCCAAGACGACCACCTCTCAAGGAGAGTCGTGCTATTGTAGTGACAACGCAATCGGGGGAAACCAAGACAGTTCATTACGACATGGTTCCCATAGAGCCTCCCAAAGAGGTTAAATGTGAAACGTGTGGCGGCCCCCATATGACGTCCAATCATGCGAAGAGGACGGCGCACAAGAAAAAGCCAAGCACCGTGAAAGCCGTGGAAACACAGCAGAGCAGTGCGCAACAACCAGATTCAAAGGAAGGGGCTCAACAGGGAAACTTGAAGGGCACCGACCCGACGACCGGCCAGGAAGCGGCGAAGAAGCGACAAAGCTCGGATGGTTCTATGAACAAAATGGAATCCAAACTGAGGGTTGTAGTTTTCAGTTCGATTCCCCAGCAGGTTTGGGCCTGGTTGGAGCAGGCCGCTCGAGTTTCGCCTTCCCTACATCCCGCGCAATCCGCACTACCACCGGAATGCGCAGCCTTGAAGAATTTCTACTTGACACCCAAGCAGACAAGGAGATTGGAAACGATTTGTGGTACCCGCCCACTATGGCTAAAGACATTACCCGATGGAAATGGCCGCATCGTGGTGCGGGAGCAGAACTGACTTCGCTAGCCTTGCAGGCTAGCAACTTTGTACATACCGAAAGACCGGACGAGAAGAAGATTCAAGCCGCGACAGAACGTATGCTGAGAGAGTACCCAAGAGCTGTGCGCTCGTGGGCATACAATGCTAAAGGACAGTTTACTGAAGAAGGTTTCAATACAGCATATGAAACCGCGCTCATGGGCGTGGAGTTGACCTCCTCACCAGGAATGCCGCTGGCAAAATTTGGTTCGACAAACCGAGAGATATTAGAGAGGATGGGACCGCTTGTAAAAGAGCTGACCTATGACAGGATGATGCTTCTCAGTATGTATAATCCCAAATCTATGTCGGCAGTAGACCTTGTGAAATGGGGGTTTTGCGACCCAGTCAGAGTTTTCGTGAAGAAAGAGCCACACAAACCTGACAAAATTAGAGAAGGACGATTACGGTTAATCGCGAGTGTTAGTCTCGTTGATCAACTGGTTGAGCGCGTGTTATACGGAAACCAACAAGCAATTGAAGTTGCACATTGGCCCACCATACCGTCAAAGCCTGGTATGGGTTTGGATGATGATTCCTTGCAGAGATTATATCAAAGCTGGGAATTAATGAAGAACCCGCACGAGGCAGACATGTCTGGCTGGGATTTTAGTGTGCAGGGATGGGAATTAGAGTGGGAAGCCGACTTTCGAGCGGCTTTGTGCGAATCTGTTGACACGGAGTTGCATAAGGCGTTGAAAGCAAGAGCCTATTGTGAGTCTATGTCTCTCTTCATGTTGTCTGATGGAAGACTGTTGCAACAAAGAGTGCCAGGTATGAGGTTGAGCGGAAGCTACAACACTAGTGCAGGGAACTCACATATTCGTGTGTTGGCAGCTTATTTGGTAGGCTCCAAAAGTGTTTTTGCCATGGGAGACGACTCAGTAGAAGATGTTGACAGTTCTGATGGTGTGATCCAGAGATACGCTGAGTTAGGACATCGTGTGAAGATGTTTGTGAAGTGTGAAAATGGATTTGAGTTTTGCAGCACGAGGATAACCAAGGTTGATGGCGTCGTGCAAGGTGTGCCTCTTAATTGGTCGCGTATGACATTTCGTATGTTGTATGCGACTGATATGATAGAGGAGAGATTAGGACAGTATGCGTATGAACTACGATGGCATCCCGATAAAGAAATGTTGATTAGGGTTACTAAGAGACTTGTCTATTTGAGAGAACCAGAGAAAGTGACGCAATGTGCCAGGGGAGTGGCACAAATGCCGCCGAAGAAGGTTAAAGCTGCAAAGAAAAAGCCGAAACAAAAGAAGAAGAAGGAGAAGAAAATGTCAGGGCCTCCAGCTGCTATGAGCAGCGTAGGTGTGCGAAGTAATGATTCGAAAAATAAAACGTTCAGATTATCACATCGTGAATACTTGGAGGAAGTTAGGACGGATGCACTTGGTTTGATTAGCGATTTTGTCTATAAGATAAACGCTGGTTTTATTGATTCATTCCCTTGGCTTGGAGTGATAGCGCAAAATTTTCAGAGATATAAGTTTAATAAGTTGGTGTGGGAATACACGCCTGCTTGTTCTACTATTACCCCAGGGAATATTGTTGTTGCCACTGTACCGGATGTTTATGATCCCCTACTTTCGAGTTACGAGCAATTTCTAGGCGCTGCGGGCGCCACTCAAAGTAATGTTTGGGAGACCTTCAAACATGAATCGACCAAGATACCTGGAGTATCTAAACAGAGAATGGTGAGAACCCAGCCGTCAGATGCACGTGGAGACGTGAATTTGTATGATGCTGGAGTTATGCAATTGCATGTAGTTGGCGCACCTGCCACTGCATTGCTTGGAAGATGGAGCGTAATGTATGATATTGAACTGACAACACCCGTTGTTGCTAGTGGAGCCGATCAAGCGGCTTCGTATACGAAGATCACGCTCTCTCCAGCGCAAGGAAATTGGAATTGGAGTAGAATCTATTTCGAAGCACTGCTTACAGCTGCTGATGTAGCTATACAGTACGGAAACAGTTTTGTTGAGCCGGCAGGGAGTAATGGTGTTTTGTTTACAAAGCCTGGAATTTATGAGTTAGCTGTGAATTTCTTTGATATGGCCAACAGTTCATCATTTAGCAATTTCGAATCCTCACCCACCATCACCCTTGGGACAGTCGAACCGAATTATGTAGTCAATACATCATTTGCGGGGTCTCAAGCTACGTACACAGGTGCTTTCCTTAGAAATTTTGTGATTGTTGTTGGAACAGCAGGAGCCGTTTTTACTTGGCTTAGCCAAACTACTGGCGGTGCCTCTTTCCATTCATTCAAGACGTCTTACTCTACTTTGGCGTCGAGTTTCATTAACCCAGGACTTTTGCTGAACAGTGATGTTACAGGATTGGACGCAGTTTCTGTTGCTCGCGTCGCGAGCAGAATTGGGGCGTCTCCGCTTGAAAAACAGCTACTCATAAAGAAGTTTTCGACAGCTGTTACTGAGGAAAAGAAGAGTGAGTAATTGTACATATTGGCCGCTGAAATACCAACGTTGACGAGTTGGGGCCAAGGCAAGTTTGCGCCGCCGTAAATTCGGGGAAATCCTACCCGGGCGCACAGATGGGCAGGTTCTGCCGCAGTTACGCTTCGCGTGACTCGGCTGGCCGCTGAAATACTTGCACTGTGGTGGTGGGGGCCAAGGCATATACCCGCGCGGGTAAATACTCGAATCTGAGTTGCGCGCTAAAACCCGGGG